GATATGGTTGAGGTTTCCTTATCCGAACCAGATGACTTTTTAAAAGTCCGAGAAACATTAACAAGAATTGGAGTAGCATCCAGAAAAGAGAAGAAGATATATCAATCTTGTCATATACTACACAAGCAAGGTAAGTATTATATCGTACACTTCAAAGAATTATTTGCACTGGATGGTAAGAAGACTAACCTATCATCTAATGATGTACAACGTAGGAATCGTATAGTACAGTTACTTGTTGATTGGGGATTGATTAAAATTAATCCAATAAGTGAAGACAAGATTAAAGATCTTGCTCCATTGAATCAAATTAAAGTTCTTTCATTTAAAGAGAAGGGTGACTGGACTCTTGAATCCAAATATAATATTGGTAGAAAGAAACAAGAAGTAGAATAAACCGTATTCTAGTTTCATAGCAATGTGTTATAATTAGTTATGGATGCCTTCGGGATCCGCACAACACAAACTCGCTTATAAAAGGAGCTAAGAATCATGGGTAACAAAGACCTATCCCATTTCGTATGGGATCATTACACACCATTTTCTATTGGTTTTGATGAAACATTTCAGAGACTTGAGTCTATCGCAACAGCAGGAAGTAACTATCCACCTTACAACGTCATTAATGGACCTGATGGTAGAACCAGTTTGGAAATCGCTCTTGCTGGATTTTCAGGAGATGATATCGAAGTCTCAACAGAAAGGAATGTTCTAAACGTTTCAGCATATCCAAAGAAAGAGAAAGAACAGAATTATAAACATAGAGGTATAGCATCTAGATCATTCCAAAGGCAATGGCAGATGGGAGCAGACGTAGAAGTTAAGGAAGTAACATTCCAAGACGGTTTGCTTACTGTTGTACTAGAGAAGTATATACCTGAAGCACAGAAGAAAAAGCTTTGGTTCGGAAAAGAACTTAAGAAGCTTGACTCTTCTGTTTCTTAATGCTATAGTGTACACAGCGTGAATAAGATATGGCCTGTCAAGTAATAACCCTTAGAACTGGGGAACGTGTTATAACGGAACTCAAGGAAATATATGATGGAGAAGGGGATGATAAGAAGGGTGTATGTCTTCTTATGGAAGATCCATACGTCCTACACTTAGATACTCAAGAACCACAGTATCTCACTGAACAACTAGGTGCAGAATATAAGGTACGCTTTAGCAAGTGGAATCCTTATTCATCTGACTGGCAATTTAAGATGCCTTATGATGCAGTTATGACTATTAGCAATCCTGAACCAGGATTACAAACGTCATACGAACAAAAGATCAAAGAAAAACGTGAAGTTGAATTAGAAAGTTCATTAAAACTAACAAAGGAGATACATGACGGAACAAATTGAACTAAGGACTAATCATAATGTACGAGTAGTCACTCTCGACACCTCTGAGAGGGTTCTAACTATCTTTGGTGAAATACGCACTGAGGATGAAGAACAAAGGGTTATTGGTTACAGGCTTCTCTATCCTTATGCCTTATCGTTAGGTGAGGTTAATGATGATGGAACAATTCCTATTCGTTATGAGAGGTGGTGTCCATATAGTCCTGTGGAAGAACACAAAATCGGTGGAGAACATATCATTAGTGTTGTCCTACCCGATAATGGTATACTAGATAATTATGTAAATAGACTGAAACAAGTAGGTCTAACAGAAGAACAAATCTTTTTTGAGGTAAATAATGGAGGAGAATCAAGTCCTGAAGATGATGCTACTGAAGAACCAGTGGATACTGGCGAAGGTGGAGGAGATTGAAGGAGCACAATTTGGTGATCCTGATTGCATTCTAGTAGAACCAATGTTATGGGATGGTGGACAGTTAAAAGACTGGCTACCATTTGCGGATGAAAAGGAGACAATTGTCCGTTCTTCTGATATAATAACATTTGTAGAACCTGGTAAGGAGACCCTTTCCAAGTACTACAGTTACACACCAGAAGTGTTGAGTGAATGAAGTTCTACACAAGCGTTGAACAAGCTGGCAATCGTTTGCTAGTGCGTGGTTATGATAATGGTAACAGATATAGCGTGAGGGTTCCTTTCAACCCCACGCTATATTTGCCTTCTAAGAATTATTCTGAGTGGAGGACATTAGATAATAAACCAGTAGAACCACATCAGTTTGGTTCTATAACTGAAGCAAGAGAATTTGTAAAACAGTATAAGGAAGTTCCTAATTTTGAGATACATGGAAACACAAGGTTCCTGTATCAGTATATGGCAACGGAACATCCAGAGGAGCATATTAAGTTTGATACCTCAAAGATTCGTGTCTTTACAATTGACATTGAGACAGCAGCAGAGAATGGATTTCCTGATATAGAATCAGCAGACCAAGAGATATTAGCGATCAGTATTAAGGATTCCTTTACTGGTCGCATTACTGTCTGGGGTGCTAGACCTTTTGACAATAAAGATTCTGAAGTTGATTACATGCACTTCAGATCAGAAGAAGGAATGCTTAATGCCTTTCTAGGTTATTGGCAGGACAATTATCCTGACGTAGTTACAGGATGGAATGTACAGTTATTCGATATGCCGTACATTGCTAATCGTGTAGAAAGAATATTGGGAGAGAAGGCAGTTAAACTTCTTTCTCCATGGAGATTAGTATCTAAGAGAGAGATCTTTATTAAAGGTCGTAAGCAATGGGCGGTAGATACACTTGGTATATCTACATTAGATTATCTTGATTTGTATAGGAAGTTTACTTATCAGAATCAAGAGAGTTATAGACTTGATCACATTTGTATGGTTGAACTTGGAGCGAGAAAGTTAGATCACTCTGAGTTTGATACATTCAAAGAGTTCTATGAGAATGACTGGCAGAAATTTATTGAGTACAACATCCATGACGTTAGGTTGGTAGATCAACTTGATGATAAGATGAAGTTGCTTGATTTAGCATTCACTATGGCATATGATGCTAAGGTGAATTATGAAGATGTATTCTCACAGGTTAGGATGTGGGATAATTACATTTATTGTGAATTAAACAAACGTAAGATCGCTATCCCACCTAAAAGGGAGGCAACTAAAGACGCAAAGTACGCAGGAGCTTATGTCAAGGAACCGAAACCAGGACGCTATGATTGGGTTGTCAATTTTGACCTCAATAGCCTTTATCCTCATCTTATTATGCAATACAATATCTCACCAGAGACCCTCTGGGAGACTAGACACAGTAGTGCCAATGTTGAAGGGATCTTAAAGAAAGAGGTAGAGATTGATGGGACTTATGCAGTTTGTGCGAATGGAGCTCAATATCGGAAGGATGTACGAGGATTCCTTCCTGAACTTATGGATAAGATGTATGAAGAGAGGGTCATCTTTAAGAAGAAGATGCTTAAAGCAAAGCAGGATTACGAAAAGAAACCTTCTAATGAACTCATTAAAGAGATCGCTAGATGTAACAACATCCAAATGGCAAAGAAGATATCTCTTAATAGTGCTTATGGTGCTATCGGTAATGAGCACTTCAGGTATTATAGGTTAGCAAATGCTGAGGCTATTACGTTATCAGGTCAAGTCTCAATTAGATGGATTGAGAACAAGATGAATGGTTATCTAAATAGATTGCTATCTACAGATAAGGTAGATTATGTCATTGCATCTGACACTGACTCAATATATCTTAATCTCGGACCTGTTGTTGATAAATTTTTTGGTAATAAGTCTAGTGATAAGATTCGGATCGTGGAGCTACTTGACAAGATCTGCAAAGATAAGTTGGAACCGTTCATTGATGCCTCGTATCAGGAGCTTGCAACGTATGTATCGGCGTATGATCAAAAAATGATCATGAAGCGAGAGAACATTGCTGATCGTGGAATATGGACTGCCAAGAAGAGATACATATTAAATGTATGGGACTCAGAAGGAGTCAGGTATAAAGAACCCAAGATGAAAATTATGGGGTTGGAAACAGCGAGGTCATCAACACCTCAATACTTTAGGGATAAATTATATGCAGCTTTCAAGATCATTATCGGCAAAACAAATGATGAACTTATCTCTTTTATCAATGATGTCAGAACAGAAACCAGAGAACGACCTTATGAGGAAGTCGCATTCCCACGAGGCGTTAACAACCTTGAAAAGTATCGCCACAGAACTAACATCTATACAGAAAGGACACCGATCCATGTAAGAGGTGCTTTACTATACAACCATTATGTTAAAAAACATAAGATAGAAAATAAACATCCCCTGATACAGGAGGGTGAGAAGATTAAGTTTATGTACCTTAAGACACCTAATCCAATACATGAAGATGTAATTAGTTTCTTTGGGGATCTCCCTGAAGAGTTTGGTCTTGAGAAGTATGTTGACTATAAAACACAATTTGAGAAGAGTTTCTTGAATCCATTAATAAA